ATTAACTTACTGGATCTCTACATAAAAGCTGTAGGAACTCAAGTACCAAGAATCGGAGAGTATTATGAAGATGAAATATCCGTTACCAAATGACAATGCACGTTGCTTAGGTAGCAACTGTGAAAAAAAAGAAAACTGCTCCCGGTATCTTAGTATTGAAGTTGATACCCAAGATTTTTTTTGGCATGGTGATTTTAAAAAAGAACTAAATCGACTTGAGTGTGATTTGTTTATAGATTTTAGAGAAGGTAATTATTATGAAAACTGAAGAAAGAGAGTTGTTGAAAGAATTTATAGATTTTGTAGATAGTTATGAGTTCTACCCTACAGAAAGAAACATAATTTGGGAGATCGTAAATAGAACACAAGAACTCCTCGCCCAACCTGAGCATATTCCTGATGTCGGGAATATGGTAGAGCCTGTGGCTTGGGGTGTGTACGATCCAAACGAAGATATGCTGGTAACCATCTATGGTTACAAAGAAAGACCCAATATGGAGTTGAAAGAAAGATTTGAATGGGTAAAGCTCTACACAGCACCGCCAAAACGTAAACCGTTAACATCAAAACTTATAAGTCTAGGTAATAACTGCCATGAGTCTTTTATAAAGGGTGTTAGATTTGCAGAGGAAATGCACGGCATTGGAGTAGATGATGATAATTAGTAATCTTGATGAAATGAAAGAACACCTAGCCTATATTAAATCACAAGCAAGTTCATGGCTATCTTCTTCAGATGGAAGTTATGAAGCTTGTTTGCATGACAATGGGTATTATAGTCTATACAATAATATAAAAATTATTGAAGAACTAGACCAAATTCAAGATTCAATAGCGGAACTTGAAGAAAGACAAAAGGTCTTAATGGATAAATTATATGGGGAAGAGCAATGAACTTTGCAATGCACACCGCTTTAATGATTCTTGCACTTACAAATGTGGTATTATTTACTATATTAGTTTTGGTTTGTTGACTACAAAAGTAGCAAGGACGCTTCTTTATTTCTTCTGATAGTTAATCCCCTTAATATCTTACCTCCGCACTTATTCCATCTTTGGATCTCTGTGAAGGCTTCAGACCATCGACCTTCATCAACTTTTTTCTTGAGTGTAGATGATTTGTAATTGCCAATACCAAGGTTATAAATAAAATCGGCAATGGCTGCTTGTTTTGAAGCAGAGGCTGTTTTAAGCTTAGGACTAGCCGATAGAGCATAATCAAGTGACTTCATAGCGACTACCAATAAACATTCATCAGCTTTCTCCTGCGTCCATACAAGATTATCTTTAACAGTATCGCCAGTATATCCCCAACCTATTGTCCACACGCCCCCAGTGTCTTGGTATGCAGTAAGTTTACATCCCTCACTATCTCTAATTAGTTTAACAAGTATCTCTAAAGCTGGCATTAGTGTTTAATTAATTCAATCACTTTATCAATGCCAAATAAAGTTACTAAGGCAATGGTGACGGCAAGGAAAGCTTTGGCTGTTCTGGACATTTGCGCTATTTTTTTTAATTCACGGAGTTCATCGAGAGTTAGCGATTCGCTAGTGTCAATAAGATGAAGATGCTGTCTTTGCTCATCTTCACTCATGATTTAAGCTCTTTAGTTTTAGCAACTGCTAATTCAATAACCAGATTAGCAAGCCACCCTTCTAATTCAATTCCTAAAATAATAAGTTCAGCTAAGACTGCTGCTTTTTTATCTGCTCCAGATAATTTAACCTGAAGACTTGCTACTTTTTTAGTGTTCCATCGTTCTATGCAATTTTCAATACGAATGAACGTGTCAGATCCAATCAGCAATGAGGCTAACTGGGTAATTAAAAAAGTGGCTAAAGTATTCATCGTGTCATCCTGAAAGCTACAATATACAGCTTTCAGTTATAACACATTCTGATAAAAATAGTACAGTTATTGCACTTTTGTAATTGCAGAAGATTCTTTAACAAAAAACCCTAGCGCACCAAAAACAACTGTTCCAGTATTTAGCCAATCTTGCACTATGCCAGGGTCTAATTTATAACCAACCAAAGCCAGTACCGATGCAATAGATGCAAAGGTACTTGGTTCACACAATCTGCCTTTAAGAAAAATAAATACAGCTAATAATTTACCCATTATAAATATTTTACACAAAATAGTATTGCAGAACCAGCACCAAAGTTAGCTGCTCCGCCTGTTGAGCCAGATGTTTGTGAAAATGCTGATTGTTGAACAGTATCAGGCCCAGTGTAACCTTGTCCAGATCCTGGCGAACTTAGTGTTACATGTGTATGCGCTATAACAGATCCAGGGGTGATTGTTCCAACTACTCCAGCAACAGCACTATAACCAGATGGAAAATATGGCATATTAAAAGTAGTTGTTCCATTACCTAGCCCCCATGCTGTGCCTATTGCTGCAAATAAAGCAGAATAAGTAACCCTATTTATAGTTGTAGGTACAATAGGACAAGCTAAATAACCACTTGGAGCAGACACCCCAGCAAATTGAATAATACTTCCAACTGGAGGGCCATAGTTAGCTGGGTTAGCCGCATCATATGGTATATAGCCTAATGCAGTTGTTACATCAGTTGCATTTAAAGTGACCGTACCTGTACGAGTATTAAAACTAGCTACACCAACAGAACTAGCAAAGTAAATATTAGTGCCATTACCATACAAATAAGTAGATTGCCCTTGCGTTGCAGTAACCCCAGTTCCAGAGGCAGTTTTAACAGTTAAAGCAAAAGCACCAGTGGTATTGTTTTGCACAATCCATTGACCCACTACAGCAGGTAGAATTAAACTTCTTGCTCCGGTTAAAGCACCAGAAATAACTAATATTGGATAAGCTGATTGAAGCTGACTTACAGTTACATTAGTTGTTGTTACAGTAATTGCTTGCAATCCCTCAAATACTAAAGAAGTCCATCCTGCACCACCAGTATCTGGATTAGTCGTGTTACCATTAGTAGTATTTAACCAAAATCCTTGATAATTTGCAGCTTGAATAACTGCGCCTATTGGATAACCACTAATTGCTGATGAAAACGCAGAATCATAAGGAAAAAAACCACCAGCTTGTTGCCACTGAGTAATTGACGTTATCTCATTCAATATACCATTAAAATCAGCTCCAAAAGGAGGTACGCCACCTGTTGATAAAGGTGTAAAAGTTAATGGAGGAAACCCATCATGCAATGATGCTCGACCATTAACTACGCCAATTTGTGAGGCGGTAGGAATAGGAGTTGTTATCTCTCCAGCCCCAGCAGCATAGCCAAAAGGAACTGGAATTTTTGTAGGTATGGTAATACTCATACTATTGCCTTATAAATAAGTTAGGATTAATTCAACGCCAGCAGGTCTTGGGAATACGCCAGAATTGGTGATAATAGCAATTTGCGCTGAACTAGGCGTAAAATCTAAATAATAAGTAAATGACATGTCCAAATTATCAATCACCCATGCTTGCCCATAAGGATCATTAGTGCCTTCCGGTGGCGTACCAAATTCTATTCTAAGCAACGCATTAATAGAAGGTGCTGTATTATTTGAAATATTAAAAGCTGCTTTAACTAAAATTAATCGTCTATATTGCCCATCACTTAACGTATAGGTAAATGTAGATGTTTGACCAGTATAAAAAGGAGCTTGGTTAAAAGGTTGCGAACCAACCGTCCCCGATAATCCTTCTTCAAAACCCAAATAATATCCTGCTGCGTTTGTATTTAAATACCTTGATACGCCAACAATCTTACCCCAAATATCTAAACCATTACCTACAGCCGTTGCAACATTCCAAATGTTATTGTAAAAATTAAGAATGTCTATTGAAGGTTCAACAGCATCATTGTATGAACTTAATAAACCGTTAATAGTTGGTGAATCTACATATTGGCTTAATAGCGTTTGTGTCCAATTAAATCCTGTTGGAGAAATTTGATTATTGGATAACCACCCTACATAATCACCAGTCGCATTAACCCAAGGAACTATTACCCCTGCATTATTACTCCATTCAGATTGTTGATAAATAGCCATTATTACTCAGAAACCCCACCAGCAAGTAATAAAAGTTGGTCTATAGGCTTACCTAAGAATATGAATACACTTCCTATTACAGCAGTTGCTACCCATATAATACCTCGTTTTGTAAAAGCCTCAGACCATTCTATTTTCATTTATGCTACCCAAGGCAAAGGGGGAGTGACTATGGTCGGGTTTTTTTGTGCTTCGATTTGCGCCACTACATTTGCTTCATAAGACGCTACTTGTTCTTCACCCAATGCCGCTTGCGTCCAAGCAACGACTTGATCTAAAGTTAAATCTTCATAAGGTGTGTAGTTAGGCTTGTCAGGGTCAACTTCAAATGACGCTGTGCCGTACACTGATCCTGTGTAAGTGCCGTCTGTACCGCTAAGAGTCCAGTGGGCTGTTACCACATAATCAAGCATACCATTAACATCAGGTTTGCAATTCATCGCTACGATGTCCCAAGTGTTTGTAATCATTTTATTTAGCCTCTAGTGCTGTTAGTCTTGCTGTTAAGGCTTCGATAAGGGTTTGTTGTTCTTGATTTTGCTTTTTAAGTTGTTGGCAATAAACAATCAAATCCGGGACATATTTAGCGTAATCAACAGCCCACGGATGTACTATATTCCCTTCTTCATTTAAATCATCCTTACCTTTTGTAACTGCGGATGGTTTAACTAACTGGGCTTCTTGTGCAAATACACCGCGATCTAAAACACCATCGGCTTTCCATTCAAAATCATGGATAGTAGTTTTATCAATTACTGATGTATCTGTAGCTACGCCTTTATCTATTTTTAACCTTTTATCTGAAGTTACATTATATGCAGTAACGGTTGAACTGGTTTGCGTGATTGCCCCCTGCAAAGTCCCTGCGGAGTTATAAAATGCACAATAATACCCTGTTGCAGTTGCACTGGTATTTTTAAAGCCCATACCTGATTTACTTGCTTGGTCAAAAACACTATTTATTTTTCCATTTGCTATTACACTTGTAGCCCCCACCAGCAAATTGCCGGAGGCGTCGATCCTCATTCGCTCTGCCCCGTTGGTTCCAAATAGTAATGAATTACTACCATAAGATGCTATTGCTAAATTATTGCTTGTTCCAGTTCCTAACCAAGTAGCTTCATTAGCAAAAACTCCAATAGCTGTTGTTTGGTTTTGTAAATAAATCCCAGAGTTTGTATTTGTACTACCGTTTACATTCAGTTTAGATGACGTACTAGTCGTCCCAATACCCACGTTGCCGGAGGCATCTTTATATATCTGGTTTGTACCAATGGCAACTACACCTGTGCCGCCTGTGAGTGTGCCTGTGTAGGCTAGGTTAACGGTGCTGACTGTGCCTGTGAATGTTGGTGATGTGCTTAAGACTGTGTTGCCAGTTCCGGTGCTTGTAGTGACACCTGTACCGCCATTACCAACAGCAACAACTCCTGTTACGTTAGATGCTGTGCCTGTAGTGTTTTGGTTTAAAGTAGGAAAAATACAGTTAGCTAAATTACCAGTTGGCGTACCTAGCTCAGCCCCTGCTAATGTTAATCCAGTAATAGTAGTTGCTATATCTCCTAATATTATAGGAGTAGTGCCAATAGTTATTGGAGTGGCAAAATTACTATCTAATTGAGATAACGGAATTTGCCCAGACTGATTTGCAAAAGTATTTAAAATTGTCATGTTTTTATCCTGTTAAACCAATAATACCGTTATATTAGATGGAGCAAGAACAGGCAATTGGTCTATTCCATAATTTACCAAAAGTGCATATTGCATAGCTGTTCCTGTACCTACACCAGCCGTTACCGCTTGAAAAAATGAACCTACTGCATAAGTAACGCCAGATGTACCTGCTATTGTATTCCATTGGGCATTTGTTGTGCCTGTTAAAACTAATATCTGATAAAATTGACCGATTACAAAAGCAGTAGCAACAACAGAATTGGTAATAGTTAGATAAACTTCAATAACATTTACATTAGGATTTATAGCATTAATGTTACCATAATATCTTCCAGAATAAGTAGATGCGCCAATGCTTACTGCTGGGCCATTACCATCTAATCCTCCAAATGATTGCACTACAGCCGCTTGAGTTAGCTGAATAATATTTGATGGCACTAAAGTATTATTTGCTATTTTTATAACAAAAAAAGTATTAGCAGAGCCAGCATTTAACCATTTTACTGTATAAGGTACAGGAGGAATATAATTATTATCTGTTACAATGGTAGTGCCTAAAGTGGCATAACTTCCTGCTGAAGTTACATACCCACAACCTGGTGGCTTATTATTCCAAATGGCAGTGCCAATTTCAGATTCAGTTCCTCCAGCTAAACTCACACAAACAGAATGTGCTGGAATGGGATAGTTTGTTGCCCCATAATTCTGTGTTGTTCCTAAAGGATTATCAGCCACAAATACTTGCAAAATACCTGTTATAGAAGCTAATGCAGCATAAATTGATTGTATTGAGTTTACTGAATTGACAGCAACTGATGATGATCTACGAGCTTCAAAAGCTTGTCGTGATTCAACATCATTACCTAATGCACCAGCAGAAGGATTGGTAATTGTATCCCAGCCAGCAATGGCAGTAACAATTATGGTTAGAGCGCCAGGGTTACAAGCAATAGCTCCAGTTGTTTGATTTTGAAACGGTATAGTAATAGAGCCAGTAGCAGGGATAGTACCTGATGCCGTAGAAGAATATAAATATCCTGTTGTATCTTGCGCCACAATTCCGATTGGTATTACTGTATTAACCGCCCCTACACAAGTACAGTTTACAACTGTTCCCTCTGCTTGAATACGAGTTATAAAGTAAATTTCACCAATAGCATCTTGCCAGATACCTGAAGCCATACTTGGATTAACTTGATTAGCAATGTAAGCTATTTGGCTATTCTTATCCCCAATAATTGCTGTTTCAGTTTGTGCTAATTGACCTTGAGGTGTTTGCAAAGATGGATTTACTCCACCGCCAAACGCAGCATTAATATCGGCTTGAACACCAGCTAATATAGCCTGTTCATTAGGAATTACTGGGCTTCCATTTTGCCATTGTATGACAGGAACATTTGTACTCATTTATCCTCCGAAAGGCACAATAGCAGGGTTACTGTCTGCATCGGTTATTAATATTACACCTTCTATAGCTCGATTAACAAAATTTACAATAGAAGCTTCTGCACTAATAATATTAGGGATGGTTAAGGCTTCTAAGCTTATCTGTTGTTCTATATACCCTATTGGAGGTAATTGACCTAATATTTGTTGCCAGTATGGTATTCCTAAATTTGTATTGTACCAACATTCGCCAAGGAATGTCCTAACTGCTGACGTTACATCTTGAGCATAGGAATAGGGAGTGCCAGCTAAAGCTATATTGCCATTTATATCTAGCACTAAATCCCAAGCTGACTGATCGAGTAACAAAGTATTTTGTATAGTTGCCATTAAGTTGGCGCTCCTGTATTTCCAGAACCCGGTTGCACTCCACTATGTGTATGTGTAGACCCAACAAGTTTAGTGTTATTCTTCAATGTGCCTGTTGTTTCAACATTACCAACCACAGTAAGCTTTCCATTGATTTTTATGTCTGTAGCGTTGATTGTAACAGTAGTTGGTGATGTTATCGTTATTCCAGTTGAATTAAATTGAACATATTGAGTTGGGGTTGCCCCAATGATTGTTTGGATATAAATCATATCAGACATATCATGTTTACGAAGACTGCCGGGAGCTGAAACCTTACCTGTATTTTTTACAGTGCTTATATCTCTATCACATACAGTTGCAATACCTACATCGCCAATAGCAGGGTCTAAGATAATACCATTAGCTCCACCTTGCACACGCATGTATGGTACATTATGGATAATTCCATGAGGCCATAAATTACCAGAGCCATCAACTGAGCTTACTAATGGTTGTACATTAACTGTTCCTACTGGCGATAAGCCCCCAGCATTTGATACTGCAATAACTTTTACAGGAATAGAGGTTCGTATGCCAGCCAAAGCATTGCTAATAACAAACTGTAATCTACCAATTTCTGACGAATAATCTGCCGTGACTAAAGAGGGAGTTGTATTAGTTCCTTGCGACATAATCTGATCCTCCTCTGTTTAATATACAATTGGTAAACCAAGGGCCATCTGGCGTTACTGAGCTTAATTCATGCGTTATGACATGAGCATCCCAAAGACCATTCGCTTTTATAATAGCGGTAGTTAAATTTATTTTCCTACCATTAGTAATGGAAGCATTAAATTGAGTTTTGATAGAAAACCCTGCTGGAATATAAGCAGGGTATCCAACCAATCCTTGTTGAGGACTAATCGCTACTATTACGCCATCTACATTATTTCCATTAGACCAAATAGATACAGTATTATTTTCTATTTTAATAGGTAAACAAGCTGCTTTAGCAACTGTTTGAATTTGCTGTATGACTGAACCACTTAAATATTGATTGGTAACAATTGCATGAGCATTGTTATTATAATTTTGAAAAGCCCAAGGCTTTCCCATTGAATTAGTTAATGCTTCTATAATATCTTCTGCATTTTGAGAGCCGGGGTAAGTATTAGGCGCAACAGGCGTTACTTTTTCTAAATAACCAGCGGCAGCAGATACAACAAAAGATACATCAGGAACACTAGAAAAATCAATAAAGCTACTATAAATATGACCACTAAATACTTGTAACAAAGGATTTCCTTCATCCCCAACAACAACAGTAACTGAATAGTTTTGAGCTTGTACTAAATTAGCACCTTCAGAAGAATATCGGTTCATATGCTCTAAACTCATGCCATATACTTTAAGCTGTATTTGGGCAATAGAATTATCTCCACCAGGGTTAAATATAACCGCTTGGCATCGCATACCTTCTAAAACAACTTTTCCTTCTTGAGATCCTGAAAATTGTAGATTTATTTGGCGAGTAACAAAACTCATGATTGATAAACCAACTGGTATCGTGTACCTAACCCAGAATAATCAGGATCACTAGTGCCTTGCGTATCATAAAAGAATAACTGTCCAGTAAAGCCAAGATAAGCACTCCTGACAAGACCTACAAGATTAAGGCACAACATTGTACTGACTATATCAGTATTATTTGCTACAAGGTCACAGTAAAGCCCTGTGGACAATTGATACACATTAATAGCGCATTGTTGTGATCCAAGCAATGCTGTAAAAGATTGCGATCCAACTTGAATTAAAGGTATTGTTTGATAGGTCGCCATTTTAATTTACCAATAATTCGTTGGTTGGAAGATTAGTGCCTATTGGAGTCATTTCTGGAAGCGGAGAAACTTGCCCTAAAGCAAATGTTTGATCGGCTTGTGGAGCAGCAACAGGAGCAGAAGGATTTGGAGCAATACGCACTTCTTGAAATGTTAATTCTGCAATCAATAAAACAGCTCCATTTCTAGCTTCTTTTTTATAATCAAAATTGATTAAATTTGCTGACATAAATGTTTTATCTGGTGTAACTACGCTAAGAATTTTTGTGCTATTTAATAATAATAAAATTTGATTTATAAAAGGCCCTATATTAGAAGCGCCATTTTTAGTAACTATCAGTTTTATTTCATAAGGCAACGTAATTTTGTTATAACTTTGAAAACTACCTTGCTCAACAGGGTAGTTAGATATTTTATGACTTTCTTTATATTCAAATTTAACAAAAGAATCAGGTTGTAAAGCAAGAGTTCCTTTAAATTCTACAGTTCTTGTTGCAGTGTTTGTTGTTAAAATAGTTGTAGGCGTTGAAAATGGAGATGTAATAATAGTTGCTGTGGGGGTAGTTGAAGTATAAGAAACTGTGCTTGTATTATTACTTTCATACAAAATACCCCATGTCGAATATAAATCTTTTTGCTTAGGATAAACAGGAGGCGTATTTTTAATTTTTAAATATAAAGCATATAGTTCCGCTGCAACAGCTAAACCTACAGCAATTCCTTGACTTGCAAGTCTGCTAATAGGAGGAACACCCGGTAATGGAGGTACGTCTGGATAAGGTATGTTTGACATTATTTAAGTGTTCCCCCTACTCCGTTATAAACCATAGAATTATCTTTTATTGCTTGACCTAAGTCACGAGCAATTCCATCGCCATCAGTTGCTTTTGTATTAACAGTAATTCCATTAACAGTAACTTGTGTATTGCTAGAATTGTTGTTACTAGAACTTATAGGAGCATTTGTCCTTGATCCTATCATAGTTCCTTCATTCATCATCACCCCTTGTTTAAGAGAAGATAATTGATCCATATTAAGATGCTGATATTCCCCAAATCCAGTAGATTTCATAACATTAGCAATAGCAGAAGGAGCGTCTTTTAAATCTTTCCCTCCTCCTAAATAACCTAATGTTTTGCCTTTTCCATAGTATAAATCATGAATAGTTTGCAATCCATGCTCATATTTTCTTTTTAATAATCTATCCATAGCTGCATCGCCTGCTTCTATAGATGGGAATATACCAAAACCACCTTGCCCTGATTTATCTTTATCTAATCCTGTTGCCCCTGCCGCTTGTGCAGAAGATAATGATTCATAATGTAGATTACCACGATTATTGTTTCTATTGCCCCTAGTTGCATCAGTATTTGTTATTGGGCCACCTACACCAGTATTGGCATTAGAAACAACTTCTGCTTCTTCTCCAAATATTTGTTTATTTATAGCTTTAAAAAATGATGTGTTATGAAGATATTTTAAAGTTTTTTCATAAAGATTTGCCGTAGATTCAGATGCTTTAGATAAAAGATCAATTAATTTAATTAATGATGGAAACATTCCTTCAGTAATTACATTCTTTACCCCAGTAAATGACTGAGATAAAGTAGCATTTGCTTTAGTATATTCGGTAGATAAGGCTATTAATTCTGGCGTTACATGTCCAATTTTTTTATATTCTTCACTTAATTCTTTTAAAGCATCTCCACCAAGAAGCAATAATTTAAAAGTTGATTCATTATAACCAAATTGACCAGTGAACATTTTAGCCCTTTGAATGGCAGCAGTTTCGCCCCCAGGCATCTTGTCTTTTGTATCTTCTATATATTTTTTTACTTTTTCAGCAACAACATCAAATTTATCAATATCTTTTGTATCTAATTGCAATATAGATGCAGAAACAATAGCGCCTTGGCTTCCACCCCAAGTAGCAAAATCAGTTAAAGCAGATTGTATAGATTGTAAAGATCCTATTACATCTTCTTCAGATCCCCCTACTGTTTTTGCTAATGCTCCCCAGCTTTGTAATTCTTCTGATGGAACGCCTAATATAGTAGATTGACGACTTAATTCTGCATTGTTTTTAGCAGTTTCAGAAACCATAGCATTTAAAGCTTTAATTCCTTCTAAACCAAGAAAAGCAGTTCCAAAGCCCAGCAAAGCGTCTTTAGCTTTATCAAAGCCATCAGCAGTTTTTTTGGTATTTAAATGGGTTTCTTTAGCAATTTTATCGGATTGTTTTCCAGCTTTGTTTTCTTCTTCAGAAGCTTTCTTTTTTTCGACAGTAGTTTTTTTATCTTCAGTAGCAGATTTTTTCTTTTCTGCGCCTGTTTTTTTGGTAGCATCTTCTGCTTTTTTAGAGCTTTCTACTTCTGCATTAGCTGTTTTTTCAGCTTCTTCTGATATTTTCTTTAAATCAGCTACAATTTTCTTCTGTTCAGAATTAAATTTAGACGCATCAAGTCCTAATTCTATAAGTAATGAATCTATAACAGTAGCCATTCTTTATCCCTTATTCATTAAATAAGCATTATGTCGATCAACTGAATTAATTTCTAAGAGTATCCACAAGTCCTCAACTCCATAAACTGTATCAAGTTCATGGAGAGTTGCCAATTTTGACGATACAACAGTTGCTATCGTTTGGGGCGTGGCTTGATACTCAATGAGTTTAACTGGCTTACCTGCGTTTCTGACTCCGAAGTCGATTTGTTTTCGTTTAAAAAAAAATCCATATGCAGATTCCACACGGCTTTTCTTAATTGTAAGCGAGTAGAAACTTCTTCAATGTCATCTTCAATCAAAGGTCGCTTAATGTTAATAGAAGGGGCATGTTGAATACACCCCATCATTTCTTCAAGCAGAGATCTGGCATTTTCAAAAGGAATTTTTAATAAATTCATATATCCTATTGATAACAAGCCAGCCATTCCTTGTGAAGCCAAACCTTCAGGAATTTCTATCCCAGCATTACCTACTGCTAAGATAGTCCTGATTGCCCAATATTCAGCCTGTGAAGCTGACATTTCAGTAATAAGGTAAGTTTTACCTTTATCACGCCCATCTTCAGCTACAAAGGTTGCCTCTTTACGAGCCATTAGATTTGACCACCTACGATACTTTGCCAAGTGATTTCATAAGTCAATGGAGTCAATGTCTTCTTAACCGCTGGAAAAGGCGTAGCAGAAGTCAGAAAGCCATTGTTCAATGTATATAACATGCTTGTACCGGGCAGATTGATAGACCCAAAAGCAGAGAATACATCAAGAGCCGCATTTTGAGCATTACGCCAAGCATCAAACAAAAACACACTTGGTGAATCAGCTTGAAGATGAATAGTCATTTTGTACGGTACGAATACCTTACCACCAGACAAAATACCATCAACACCCATTAATACTTCAGATTGTTGTACTGATTCTGATTCAAACGCATCATCAACGGCAAAGCCTTGGATAATTTGTGGCGTAGGGAAAATACTGATTAATACCTAATGCCAGTATTGCATTTGCACTTGTAATTGTTGCCATGATTTATAATCCTTATTGAATAGCGATTGATGCCAAAGTAATCTGCTGTACGGCCTCACCGTCTTGATAATATAACACAATTGGAGGAGATTGCCTTGCAGCCCTAGTAATTGCAGTTGCAGGAAGTATTTGCAAGTAGAAACCTTGAGCAGCAATAGTTGGTGCAGCGTTGAAACCTAAAGCATATTGGATCTGAGCAGCTTGTGAAGACGAAACATTAATGCCAGCTCTGATTGCGCCAAAGTTTACAGCAGCATTTATTGGATCTAAAGCCGCAGCGTTTATCAGGCCATTACCAGCACTGTTATAAGGAATTGCGCCAACAGATAATAACAAATTAACCATAGCCAATTGCAAGTTTGCATTAAGCCAAATTTGGTTTAGATAAGTATCTGCCCATAACCATTCGCCCGATACAGAACCAGGAGTAAACCAGTTTTCATTATTAGCAGGGTTATTAGATCCAAAAGCTGCATAAGCATTGTAACCATTACTAAGAACAGCATTGTAATCAGTAGCATTGCTAACTGAAGGAGTAAGGCCAGATTGCATTTTGAAACACAAAGTTGATCTACCATTCAATCGAGTAAAGTCTAATGAAGCCGCATAACCACATACAAAAGCCGCTAGAGAAGATTCACCAGTATTTGAATATACAGGGCATGTTCCAACTATCTGTAATTCTTGTAAATAGTTACCAAAAGTAACAGTGTTATTTGCAGTCAAAGCATTAACATCTGAATCTTGACATACATACAAATAACGAGGAGAAACAGAATTACTCCAATTAGCAAACTCTTCTTTTTCTGCAATCAATGATTCCCAAACTGTCATAAAAGTTGCCCAGTTTTGATTTGTATTGATTATATTGTTCATGAAAGTAGCAGGAGAAGCAATGGCAGCGCCTTGTGAAGTTGTTGCTTCAGTTGCTTGAGTTAATGCTAAATTTGTTGCTAATGCAGTTGCTCCAGCAAAACTCATTGTTTGAGTTGCCCCAGATGCAGTAGTAGTAAATATGAAAGCAGAATGAACTGAATCAAATGTAACTGTAAAACCAGGTGAAGTAAATGCAGCTTGAATAATTGTAGCGGCATTACTAAAGCTTGTAGCGCCAGTCAAATTGATTGCACCTGACGTTTTAACAACGCCAGCAACAGTAATAGCTATAGTACCTGTAAATGCTTGTAATTGGCCTAAAGTAACAGCCGCTAATGAACCGCCTCTTAACCAACCAGCAACAGCTACTT